CGCTCTACCTTTTTCAGCACTTCTAACGGCATTTTCAAAACCTCTCATGTTCTTAGCTTTCTGTAAGAATTCTTCCATTACACCATCTAAGAACCAAGTTGCTGTGTATATTAAATCGGTATCTCTCCATTCGTCAAACTTAGCTAAATTAAGAGAAGATAGACAACAAACAAATGAATGTGATTCATCAGTAGCTAAAGTAATCTCAGAACATATGTTAGTCATGAATACTTTTAAATTATTCTTTTTATAAGCTTCTGGATTTTGGTTATTCACATTACCCTTAAACATAATATATGGTTCGCCAGTTTGTCTTCTTTTTCTAATTAAAGCACCCCATCTTTTTCTAGATTCAACGTCACCTTTTTCTATTTTTCTCATGAACTTATTAGAAACAACCGCACATTGATGCATGTTTAAACATTGTCTATTTACATCACCTTTTGGTTCTCTTATTTCTAACCAGTCCCAAAAATCATCATGCTCTATATTCATGTTTACTGAAGCAGCACCTCGTCTTACAGCTCCTTGATTAGTAGCTAGTATTGTGGAGTCATACATTTTAATGAATGGTACTACACCATCAGAAGTTCCGTTTCCAGTTATGTTAGCACCAGCTGGTCTTATTTGATTAATGCCGATACCGACACCACCACCATGCTTAGCTAAAAGCATCATTTCTAAGTTTTTCTGACCTATATCTAGTATAGAGTCAGCTACATCAACACCGAAACATGATATTGGTAACCCTCTTTCTGTACCTGTGTTAGATAATACAGGTGTGGCTAGACATAACCAACCTCTCCATATGTAATCAAAGAATTTTGAAGATAATTCTGGTTTCGACAATCTTCTAGCTACAGTCGTAGCCACTCTCCAGTATGCGTCTTTTGGTGTTTCACCATCAAGTAGATATCCTTTACTAATTGTTTTTATATACACTTCAGTACACCCCCATTCTGGAACGTCAACACCTTTTTCCCATCCTAGAGTTTCTAATAAAGATTTTACATCTCTACTTGAGGTTTCTTTAAAGTTACCTTCTTCTGAGGTAATCTCAACATCTGTTTTGTCAAAATTAAGTTTATCCATAATTTATTATTTATTTTTTTAATTAATTAATTTTATTAAAATAAGTCATCCCAATCATCATCTTCACCAGCCTTGGAATAGTCTGTTGGTCTCATAGCGAAGAAATCAGTATGAGTCACACCACCAGTTAAATGATAGAACCATTCTAGATTTTCAGCAGACTCTTCGTTGTATTCAAGATAAAAATCACCACCTGGTGTTGCGTTATATCCTAATTCACCTAGTTTTTCATTAGCTCTTTGTCTAATAAAGTTTTTTAAATCATCAGCTTTAAGGTTTTCTAAGTCACCCATTTCAAACATCTTGTCAATGAATTTCTCTTCCATTTCAACTATAAGTTTAGCTGCTTCAAAAACATCTTTACTTACCTCTTCTGATAATTCTGGGTATTCTTCACACATATGAGTAAATAATTTACAACCCATTTTAGAATGTAAAGATTCATCTCTTACTGACCACTTCATTTGTTGACCAACACCCTTAAGTAAATTTCTTAATTGAAAAGAGTATAAAACAGCAAATGAACTGTATAGTGAAACACCCTCAGCGAATGCTGAAAATATTGCAAGACTTTTAGCTACGTCAGCTCTAGCTTCTTTTGATTTTGCTAAATCTTTATAAGTGTAGTCGTTTTTTGTTTCCATAAGGAATTCAAACTTATTGGCAATTGAAGGTTCGTGTAAGAACGCTTTAAAGTTGTCAAGACCTAGTGACTCGTTAAGGTATGAATAAGCCTCAGCGTGAATTGTTTCAAAACTAGCAAAAGCGATAGCCATTGCTTTTATTTCATGCTTAGGAAACCATCTAGTAACGAATGTTGACCAGTAGTCTTGTACTGCGCATTCAGTTTGAGCAAACCCTAATAATATATTACCTACTAGATTTTTTTCATGTGGTTTTAAGTTTTCATTCCAATCTTTTATATCACCTTGCATTGGTAATTCAGTGTGTAACCAGTGTGCTTGTTGTTGTGTTAACCATCCAGCTTTATGGTAGTCGGGGAATTCAAAAGGTTTGTATTCAACCCTATCTTCAAATAGTTTGTACATATAAATTTTAATTTAATTATTGTTATTTAATTCTGATAAGCCCTTAAGTCCGTCTAAAGCTTCGTTTATTACGTTTTGCTCTCTTACTTTNTTTATCTCAGTACTTTCTAAAAATGTTTTACCTCTAGTGTCATCAGTAGACATATCGATTTGAATCGTACCGTTATTAAATAAGATATCATCGAATGTAATACCATCTTTACCGAATCTAGATTTTAGTATAGCCATGTTTGCTCTACCACTTTCTTTTTGTTCTAAGCTTTTAGCTATTGATAATATAAAGTGTCCAATTTGACCCTTCTTAATAGACCCACCAATCATTGTCGAATCTACCGTTTCAGCATTAATACTACTTCTATTCCCTTGAACTGCAGTCCATCCAGCGATATCTAATTCACTTAATAAAGTTTCAAACTGCCTCATGACATTACCTTCTCCAGACCATTCATCTTTGAATGATTTTGTAGGTTGTACACAGTCAATATAATCTAATAGTACAATATCTGGTCTAAAACCTAAAGATATTTGCTTTTTAATATATTGCTTTATGTGTGGTATTGTAGTACCATCACTAGGAAACTTTTTTAACTTTATTTTTCCTGGTTGTGATTCCTTAATTTGTGCCACCTTTAACACTTCGTCAATATTTTCACTTAGGTCGTTAAGTGTGACTTGACCTTCCATCCAACAAGTTAAGTGTTTTCTTTGGATAACCTTTGGGTTATCCTCAAAGAATATTTGTAAAACGTTTTTACCTACGTTCTTAGCGTGGTTTGCGAACTTAGTCATCATAGTTGTCTTACCGATACCAAAAGGAGCTAAGATTACAGCTAATTCACCTTTAGACAAGCCACCATCCATGTAAGAATCTAATCCGTTAATACCAGTAGGTATTGGTTGTCTGAAATCTGTATCTAAAACACTTTCTAAGTCTTCAAACACATCAATACCATCGTCTTTAGAATCACCCACCTCTAGCGCTTTTTTAAGGATATCCTCACATTGTGGGTAGTCGTCTAAATCACCATTTTGTATTATCTTTTCTATTTCTCTAACAGATTTTTTTAACTCTTGTTGTTTACAAAACTTCATTGCTGTATCTTGAATAGATAAGCCATTATTTAATTCAGCTTCTTTTATCTTTTTAAACTGTTCAAAATACATTTCTTTATCAATTTCATTAGAAACTGTAGAAACTATCATAGATTCTAGATTATTTACATCTGGAATCACGCCGTACTCTTCGTAATTTTCACTTATTTTTAATGATGCTGTCCTTAATAGACTATCTTCAAAATAGTTAGGTTGTAGTATATCAACTATAGTCTCACCAAACTTTCTGTCAACTAATATTTGCTGGATGAGTCTGTACTGGAAATCTAAACCTAAATATCCTAAATTGTCTTTATTTATTGTTGCCATTATTTAAAACTTCTCTTATTTATAAATACTAATAATTGATTAAAAAATATAAGGTGCTAACCTTTTTTTTAATAAAATATTAAACAAAATATTCATCACCAATCATAACGTATTCATCTCTACTGAAGTAGTATTCTATATCTTTAATAATTGTTGGTATAATTTCTCTAATATTTACTTCATACCTAACATCTTTTTGAAACCAATTTCCAGAAAAAGAACTTTTAGCGACAATTTTTTTATCTACTTTAATCTCAAAAGTAAAAACATCTTCATTTTCAAAAATATCTTTAACTTCATCTTCTATTTCTACCACTCTATATGGATTGTACCCTCCCCAACAGTATCTTTTAGATTTTTTCTTTAGTAGGCTAGGTATTAACCCCATTGTTGGGGTGTGTACCCCAGTTAAAGAATCTATTAATTCTTTAATCTCTAATGATTGTATAACATCTTTGTTATAGTTTTTAACATCAAAGAAACGTTGACATATAATTGGTTTCTTTGCGTTTTCTTCTTTTTTAGTTTGTTCGTTAATATATAACGTAAATTCAAATCTAAAACGTTCCCAAGGGTTTTTGTTGTTTTTCATGTTTATTTAATTTATTACTCTGTTATTCTTTTTTTCTCGTTCCATTAGTTTTTTAAATGGTAGTAAGTATGTTTCATATCTAGACTGACCTAATACCTTATCTAGACCGTCATCTTTAAGCATCTTATAAGCGTTCTTTATTGACCTATCATCACTTAATGGTGATGCAATTAGCTCATTTACCTCATTTAATGCTTTTTCGTGAATTAATGGTGATGTAAGGTCTACTAGTCTATGATTAATAGCGTATAATTGGTTACCTTGAACTCCATCTGTAGTTCCGTTGATTATATTATCCAAAACCTTTAACTTGGGTTTTTTATTCTCTATACGTTTTTCTTGGAGTTCTTTAGCCCTATTTAAAACCTCATTTAAGGTTACTTTTCTTTCTTTTAACTCAGGCATAAAGTTAAAAAGTGTGTCTTCACCTAGTCTTTTAACACCCTTAATACTATCGCTGTTGTCACCACATAAAGTTTTGATTACTACTACATTTTCGTAATGATATCCAAACTTTTCTTTAAAATTATTTACGTAAACATAGTCTTTAAGGTCAATCATATACATTCTAACGTTTTCGTGTACCAATTGACATAAATCTCTATCACTCGTGACTACTGTAATTTTTTCAGTATCTCTTTTGGTTTTACAATAATACGCAATAAAATCGTCAGCTTCAACCTTTTCGTCAAATAATTGTCTAATGTATAACTCTTCTAAGTAATTAAATACTTCTCTTCTTTGGAATACTTCGTTTTCGTCTTCTGGTTTGGTTCCGTTAATATAGTCTTTACCTCTACCGATTTTATAGTCTTTGTATATGTCCCAACGCATTTTACCAGAAAATTCTCCATCCCAAAATACAAACACTTTGTGATAGAGATTCTCGTCTATTATTTTTCTTAATACAGTAATAAATTGGTAAATACCACCGATAGGTTTACCCTTTTCGTTGTACTCATTTTTAGTGACGGAATACCCTCTTTTATAAAGGGCATTTCCGTCTACTACTAATGTACTTATTTTTATTTTTTTAGATAAACCATTCTTTGGTGGTATTCTTTTCATTAAAACCTATTAAAAGGGTTAAACAATAAATTTAATTACTTGATGATGTATCGACTTCCTCAACAACCTCTTCTCTATCAATTACAAAATCAGATGCTTCACTATTAAGTCTAGCTAGAATATAATCTTTATGTTCTTTTTTGTAATCTTCAATTTTACTTGGATTCCAGTAGCCATGTGGTGTTGATGCTAATTTACCGTGTTCTTCAACACCGTTAACTTGATTCTTTTCGCATCTAACTTTAGTTTCAATACCGAATTGGTATTTTTCACCGCCAGAGGTTGCTGATAACTTTACAGTTGAGTGCGTAAGTATACCACCGAAGTGTACAATTACTCTTGGTGAGTAAAAGAATGCTTCACCACCCTTATGCTTAATAACTGTATTCATGTTGTCTAACCAAATCTTTTGGACCACAGCGAATGTGTTTGTGTAATTCTTACCCATTCTTCTAGAAGATGGTAATCTGTGGTTTACAAGAGATTTAAACGCTGTTTCCATAGAACCTGCATTCCATTGATTATTACTAGATTTAGACATAACTGATTGAAATCCATTAAGCGACCCGACTGAATCCCAAAGAAAACACAAATCTCTAGTTAACTCACCTTTTTCTTGTTCGTCAAGTAATTCAGTCATAAATCTAGCTACGTCTTCGATTATTGGTTCGAACCTAAGTAACTTAGTACCAACCTTACCGTTTGAATAATCAACCTTTTGGTATCTTTTCATAAGGTCGTCTCCGTTCATGAATATAAAGTCACCTTCATAATCAATAATCTCACCAGTGGTTTCGTCAACAACTTCTTCAAATTGAACCCCTATATTTCTAGCGTGTTCCCATGACCAGTTACCTTCTGTTTCCATTATAACTGGTAAATCACCTACTTTTTGCGCTCCAGCAACTGCTTCATATATTGCAGTTGATTTACCTGTGTTACTATAACCTCTAAAAGAGGTGAAATAACCTCTTGCTAATCCTGGAATCTTTAACGCTTCGTGAAATGCGTCCGATAACGGAACCCATGTTAGTTCTTTTTCTTTAACAACGATATCCATACCGTTGTTTTTCTTGAATTTGCCTAAGTCAAAACTTTTTTTACCTATAGGTTTTTTTGGTGGTTTAGCCATAATTATGTATATTTAAAACTATTTAAGTTAAAATAATGGACACTAATGTGCCCATTATTTAATTAATTGATTGATTAAAAAGGTAAGTCGTCTTCCTCTTCTTCTTCTGTTACTTTTACAGTTGATTGTGTAGTATCGACAACTGGTACATCTTTAACATCCTCTTCCTTGTTGAATCCCATTTCTATTTCAGATGATGGGTCTTCTTTTTTAGAAGAAGGTATTTCGTTTTCTGAAACCATTTTTTCTTTAGCTACAAATTTTTCTTGTTCTTTACTCCATACTGGTGTGTATCCTCTAACTACAATATCTAAATAATCGGAGTTTCTAAGACTGTATACATCTCTCCAAGTTCTGTCATCACTAAGCCATTCGTTAGCTTTAGCTTCATCATCACTTAGTTTTGTACTCTCTAGTGGGTAACTTATTGATTGAACAATTGGAATCTTCATTTGGTTTCTAGAAATATTAATAATTAAATCTCTACCAGTTTCTGGGTCAGTTACATCATGTTTTACAACTTTTATAGCGTTCATTATCTTGTCTAATGTGCCACCCTTGTCGTATGCATGATTAAATCTCCAGAATTTAACCCCTTCGTCTTCTTTACCTCTTTCTATAACTTTCAAGATATACATTTTCTTTTCTGAAAACCTCTTAACTAACTCTTTATTCATGTCAGCTAATGCAGTGTCTCCAGCGGCTTTAGCTTCTCTATACCTTTTAAGGAATAAATCTTTTGCTTCACAGAAAGGGCATTCGCTGTTTTCTTCTTTATCTAAACATGGAAATGTTTTCCAAGCACCGTCAACTTGTGCTTTGTGTCCGTAAAATTCAACCCAGAATTTACTCTGACCATCAATTGGTAGAATTCTAATTTGTTTGTCTGCGGAATTTTCTGTTTTAGGAATCCAAGTACTGAAGTAATTTTCTAATTTGTACTCTTTTTGTTTTGAGTTTGAGTTTGTTTGTTTTTTGGAGTTCTCGTACTCCTTCATCATTTCTTCGAAATTGCTCATAATTGCTTTAGTTTAAAAATTTATTGTTTTGCTATAGTCTTACAAGTTAAACTTGCTTATATAAATATGCTGGATTATCAAAAAAGATGATATTATAACATATTTTTTTTAACTTAACTCTGCAAATATACTTATATATTTAAGTTATCACAATAGTTTATATAAAAAAAATGAGGTAATCGTTATAATTACCTCATTTTTAATATTTTAATTGTTGTATATTTTAAAAATCTTCTTCTTCGTAGTCATTGTCAGAATCAAAAGTGTCTTTTATACTAGCGTCTGAGTAGTCATTATCTATACTCTCTTTGTCTAATACATATTCTTTTTCCTCATCTGGAATAATATCGTATTGTCCTTTTTGATTTGCCCAGAAATCAGTTAACTTCATATTGTATGGGTAAGAATCTAAAGAACGCATTTCTATTTTTTCCTCTGGGGTTGGTGCTCTTTTCTGTAATTCACTTTCTAAATCGTCAATCTTAGTTGATATTTTATCCATAGAACTTATTTGATTTTCTAAGTTACCAATCATGCCCATTAACTTATCTATTTTTTCATTAGCAGCATCTGCAGATAATTTAGCTTCTTCAGAACCCTTAACTAGTTCAGTTACGTCTAATTCCACTTCGTCTTCGGTAGGTTCTTCTTCTTCTTCTTCGTCACCAAATGACAATTCATCACCTTCGTCTTCAACTTCACCTTCGTCTTCAGCTTCTTCTTCTTCGTTACCTTCAACTTCTTCCTCGCCTTCAGTTTCATCTCCAAATGGGTCTTCTTCTTCCTCTTCGTTAAATATTTGATTACCTAATATAATTTCTTCGTCGTTATCTAATTCTGGTTCTGACCTGTCTTCGTAAAAAGAATATTCAGACATCATTTTGAATTTAGATACCTCTTCTTTAAGAAGGTCTTTATTTAATTTTTTATTTTTCATAACTATAATAATAATTCTCTACCGTCTTCGGTAATTATTTTTTTATTAATTCTTTCAACTAAACTCTTGTCGTTTTTTATAACACACTCATTAGAAGTACAGTCCATTTCTGATTGTACGTCATTTAAGTTTTCCTCACTATCAAGGAAGTTGTTTATGTTGTTTTTTAGTTTATTATTGCTCATAACATAATTTTTTTAGTAGTATTATATATTATATAAATATATGAAAAATATTAAAAAATACGCTTTATCTCAGATATTTTTAACTTATTATTATTAATTAGTATAATTCTATCCTGATAATCTTCCCAATTTATTTTAATTGATTTGTGGTCTACGTTCCCTGGTGAAGTGCTATATTCTGTTTCGATAAGTCTGTTTAACGCATTAATTGTGTAAATACAATTCGACTTTTTATGAATTAATATAGCGTTTGGAAATAAGTCTTTAAAGTTAACTCTTTCAGTTCTAGATATGGTGAATTTAAAAGTTACAATAAGTTTAGACGAGTCTTCTATATTTTTAAAAACAAATACTTTATTTTTGGGGATGGAGAACTCTGATTCTAAATAATCAATAAACCAATCTATTTTATCTGGAGTGATAAATGACGCTAATAATATGTTTTTATTCATTATTCCTTAACAAGTATATTAGAGGTACATACTTAATCTCATCATTAAGTATACTTAACTCTTTCTTATACTCTATAAGTATCTTTTCATCTGACAAAAAAACATCTGACATGTCTTTTATTTTATCTATAAAGATATTTTTTGATTTACCTATATAATCTACTTGTCTTAAATCAAAACCATAAATCATATAATTTATGTGGACATATACCATATTTTCATATGAAAAAGTGATAACCCTGTCGCTTGACTTAATGTTATTAAAAACTTTATTTATTTCATTAGAATCGCTAAGTATTAAATCAATAAACTTAAAGTTAGCCGATTTTAATAATTCATCATATGAAAATTTTATAAAATAAAATAAATCTTCTTCAAATAAATCTCTCTTTTCTAACCTAGTAAAAGTCCAAAAAGTATTTGTATTTATTTTTCTATCTAAATAAGATATCTTATCAGTAA